TACCGCAGCAGGAGGATATTGTTTAATCTTGAGTTGACCAATTGTTTTCTTACGAATCTTATCAATCTTTCCTAGGTACTTATCTTGATCTAACAAAGGCACATCAGACATCTTCATGTCCATCAAGTTAGCATCAATTCTCTGAGCAATCAATTCTTCTGCAATCTCAAGTGTGATATAAAGAACATTAAATCCTTGCTTGAGATATCCGGCAGCTAAGTGGCACATAAACAAAGTTTTACCTGAGTTTGTACCACCTAGAAATAAATTCAGAGTACCGTGTGTGAAACCACCTTTTGTAATTTTGTTTAACATATCAATGTCAAACGGTATTTTACTTTCTTTCTTATGATAATATTCGTAGCGAGATTTTGAATCTTCAATGAAATCATGACCTACATTTGTATCAAATGATACTGATAAGGCATCTTTAAGCAGGTCAGGTATTTCATTTTTCTTGTGCTTATTCTTTTCGTCTGTAATAATTCCAATTGATTCACTTACAGCCAGAAAGATGGCTCTTTCTTTACACCACTCTTCAGTAATATTGTAGAGCCATTCGTTTGTTACATTGTCACAATCAACATCTTTGATTTCATTCCACTTCTCAAAGATTTCTTCTAGCTCACTATCATTGAGATTTTTATCAGATGATGCATTATATTCAATTACTTGATCATTTGGTAATGTATTATATTCTGTGACAAATTCAGAAATATATGAAAAAATTCTTTGCTCTAACTTCTCCTCAAAATATTCAGGTTTAATAAAAGGTAAACAACGATTTAGATAGTCACGATTATTCGCTAGATTATATAGAGCAAGTTTTGTGTTCATTTATTCCTTTTCAGTAGAGTATAATTCAGGATAATTAATAACAATGTCCATCAAAATATTTCGAGCAATCTGTTCAAACAACTCCTGATTGTTCGCAAATTTTTGACTATTTACAGTGATTGGTTCTGAATTGTCAACGTAAGTAGCAGGTACATATTTTATATCATATTCAAAATCCATATGTACATCCTTATCAACTAGTTCATCCATATTATCACTAGTTACAAGTTCCTTACCGTCTTCATCTTCCGTATACAATCGCATATGTTCAATTGTAAAAAGAAATTCTCGAAAAGTACCTGTTTCAATACGAACGGCCCAACGTTCGGATTCTTCATCAAGCTTTTCAATTGTGTAAGAAACTTCGACTTGATCTTGGCTTGGAGTTGTAGATACTGCTGTTGGTGTGTCTTCAAATTCAAGTGTCATTGTTTCTGTTGTTTGCATATCTTACCTTTCTTCAACTATATCTTCATGCAGATCATCTAAAGGCTCTTCATAAATTTCTTTCTCAAGTTCAGGACTAAATTCACCGTAAGAAAATTCTTCTTTAATTACATCATTGATTTGATCAAGAACTTCCTTTGTAAAGAATTCTTCAGGGGATTGCATAATTTGTTTTTCGTAAAGTTTTCTACCGTCTTGAACGGTATACCGATTTCCAATTTTTCGAAACACTCCTGCCTTCTCAGCAAAAGGTAGTAGTCCATGATATTTATTAATGCCAGTTTTGAAATTCAAATAAACTTCAACGGCAGAGTTTTCTCGAGTGAACCGAGATTTTCTTGCACGAACTGTGATAAAGTTTCCAATCTGAACTGTACCTTCTTTATCTTTTCGTTTTGATAGAAATAAAACAACATCAGATAGAAACAAAGGACCTTTACCACCTGTCATGATTTCTTGTGGATACATGCTACCTATTTCCGAATAGACATGATTTGTCATGATCAATGGAGCGCCTGCCTTTGATAGTTCCATCTTGAGTGTTCTGATTGCTGATTTGACAAGTCTACCTTTTGTCATATCAGTTTTGTTTGCACCTGTGATGGCATCTTCATATTCTTTTTCTGTTGATAAATTACCTACTGAATCAAGGATCATAATGAATGGAACTTTCTCTTCTTCGGGTAATTCATTGTATTCTTTTACAAATTTTGTCGACTCATGTCGAAATTGTTCTACAGTACCACAAGGAATGTAGAGTAGCCGATTTGTATCAATGCCACGATCAACAAACATATCAGATGTAAAAGCATTTTCTGTTTCATAATACATCACAAAGCCATCAGGATTGTTCTGCTGAAACTCTCTTGCAATTGATACGCAAAAGAAAGATTTACCAATACCAGAATCAGAAGCAATTGCAATTGTTTTATTCTTAGGGATACCTTTGAATAGATCAGCAGACATGATTGCGTTTAGCATGTATGATCCAGTGTCAAGAAATTCATCACAATCACCAATCATACCTTGCTTACCTACAATCGTAGCCATTTCATTCTTCATCATCTTAGCATAGTTATTGAAAAAATTTGACATAGTATAACTCCTTTATGAAAATAAGTCCATCAGGTTTGCTTTTCGTTCATATGACCACTTGGTCGGTTCTAACATAATCTTGAGCGGAGATAAAAAAGACCTTTCTAGTTGAGTATTATAATCTATTTTTGAGTGTAAGTCAAGTTCTTTTGGCAATTTATTTGGAAAGGCAATCACATTTTCTTTTGTTTTGTTGTTCTTTATCAGGAAAATATACTTCGCCTTCGAGCCATCTTTGATATCTGAATAGTACATATCAATTTCTTTTCGCTGAATCCAGTGATTGTAATTGATTGCTGCACGAATATGCATTGGACATCCTAGCTTATACTGATTGCCTTCAATATGATACTTACGAATACCATTGACAGAAGTCGGCAAGGCAATCTCATCAGGTGGTAAACTTGTCCAATTCTTTCGAAACTTATCAACATATTCAATCAGTTCATCTTCTGAACCAGTCACAATGATCTGTGCGCAATCAGTCAAAGCCTTTCTTGCTGGTGCAGGTGTTGATGATTTAACTGCCTCAACACCGGTCATCTTCATTTCAGGCTCTGCATAATCAACACCTTCCATATGAACAATCGACATGATATATTTCTTCTTGGCGATGAAGACACCAGAGCCAACTGCTTCCATTTTCATATCAAGTACAGGATCATGAACATTCAAATAATCATTAAACTCTACGATTGCATCATTGATTACATCAGTTAACTTTGAATAGCCAACTTTCTTTACAAATTCATATTGTTGTTCTTTTGTTTTGTTATGTGCAAACTTCTTGACCATACCACTGAGGTCAAAATAACATGAATCAGTATCCATATAAACAGTATAGTCACGATTTGCTGTCTCAAGAATCTTATTCAGATATTGATTAACACGTTGTTCTACAAAACGGTTTGCTGCTTGACCAGATAACGTTACTGCTTCAGACAAACGTATATCATAGAAACGGAAATACTTGAGACCGCAGATACCATAGAAAGAGTTTGCAGCAACTTTTGCAACTAGTTGCATGTTGAACAATGCCTTTGCCTTCTTTTCAAGATTGGCAATTTCATCAGCAGGTGCATTTTCAGTTTTCAGTTTCTCAATCTCCTGCTTTGTTGTGATCATATCCTTCTTGGCATTTTTTCTCAAGTCAAGCATTCGTTTGACAAGTGCAGGTATGAAGCCAGTATGCTTACGAGAGAATCTTGCACCGTTTGTTGCTACTGTTAAGTCACGTTCTTTTTCTTCAGACAAATCAAGTGTCTTGTTCAATATAGAAACAATATCAACATCTTCACGCATATCAACAATTGTTTCTGGTGATATATTGAATGTTCTTAGAATGTATGGATACAGTGAAGTGAAATCAAATGATACAAGGAAGTCATGCTTACCTACAATTGGATTCTTAACATAGGCGCCTTCAAACTTCTCGGACTTTTCGTTTACTTTCTTATCAATTGGTGAGACAATAAAATTCTCATAAAGATAATTATGAATAATATTTTCCCAGTATCGCATAGGACTGAAGATATCTTCAAAGTTAACTTTTGAGAAATAGGCAAGTGATAGAGATATCTCCATCAACTTCAAACGGTCATCAAGCCTTTCAACAAGTTCTGTATCTTTGATATTATAATCCATGAAAAGTTCAAAGTCCTTTTCATATAGATCAAACAAGTTATCATAATCAGAAACATCTTCTTTTCGTTCATTCAATTCAACTTGTGCAATATAATCAAGTTTATAACTCTCACGATTCTTGAATGTGAACTTCTTATAGACTGCAAGATAATCTAATTGAGAGATGCCTGATATTTTATACTGAACTTCTTTGTTTCCAAAATCATTCTTTCTCTCAACAGAAAACACACGATGAAATGGTGAAAGCTTG